TGTTTTGTAAGTTTGGGTCTCTACTAGATAACCTCCCTGTAACTGTACCATGTAATAAGAATGTACCATGAATATAATTATGTTCTGATAGCTTTTCATACATACCCTGTACATAGGTTGAGTTAAGTTTGGTTAATCCCCTATGTGCTAGTAATTGTTTTATGAATCCTGATTTATCTTTAGGTAGTAATGCTTCTAATACTTCACCATCGGTTGATGGGCTGGTTGTTTCTCTTTTGAATTTATCTACTGTGTATTTTACCACTTTAAATTTAAAGCCCATTGGTGACCTGAATAATAAGTCTATTAGTTGGGCTGGTGAACCAAAGTTAACGGGTTCTTCAAATTCTCTTTCCTTGTTATTGGTAAAATCTTTGGCCCACATCCTGTCAATTTTGTCATACCTAGTTTGTATGGCTTTTTCTTTACGGGCTTTAACTTTATCATCACCTCTAGCGAGGTTTTTAATTCCTTGTTGTAGGTCTTCAATTTCAATTTCTATCTTCGCTACATACTTGTCTATCCTACTCTGGAGTAGCCATTTATTAAACTTCTTAATCTTACTGTTATTTTCTAAGAATGCTTGGCTCATTGCTATTTTATGAGTATAGGTTCTTACCAATTCTGTAAGATAGGGTCTATCAATTGGAAAGCCATGATATTCTGAGTCTCCTAATACCCTAGTCCCCATCATTAACATATTTCTAAATAGGGCATAGAAATCGTGTTTAATTAACAGGGGTTCAAAAGTTAACATTAGTTTAAATGTGGAATCACAGTCTATAGCACAGTACTCGGATAGTCCCAATAATGGTTTTTCATCCCAAGGTAATTTAGAGCCTTCATAATCATCTTTATAACCAGCTCTGTGTGGCATAAAGGTAGCAGTTACACTTTTTAAATCGCTTGGTGGTTCTTCTAATAATAAATACTTAGCAAGCATACCATCGAATAATCTTCCAAACATTTCGATGTCATACTTCTTAAACCATTTGTATTCAAACTTAAGGTTCCAGGCTATTTTAGTTATACTCCTGTTCTCAATTACCTCTTTACCAAATTTCTTTAATAACTGTATCCATTTGTCATTTTTTAGAAAGGGTGAATCGAAGTGTGCTAATGGTAATATATAACATGAACCCAATTGGAATGATATCCCTAGTATAGTTGGTTTACCAAACATTGAATGGAATGGGTGGCCTGTTGTTTCAAAATCGACACTGGCATACTTGGTTTTTTTACAATAAGCAATTACATTATCCAATTCCTCTTCAGACTGCATTATCCTGTATATTATCTTGGGTTTTTTCATTAAAATAATTTAAATGTTTGTATACCTTGATTAGATAGTATGTCCAATCCTATTTCATTTCTGTATAATTCTAAATAGTATACATTTGATATCCCAGCTTGTACTATCAATTCAGCACACTTCTCACATGGTGATAGTGTAATGTACATGTCAGCACCGTTTGTTGCAATTCCATGTTTTGCACAAAAGGCTATTAGGTTTGCCTCGGCATGAACAGTATGTGATACACCGTCCTTGTCAACTCCTTCCTCTGGTGGTACTCCTGGTAATACCCCATTATAACCTTGTGCTATAATACGATTTTCCTTTACGAGTATGGCTCCCACAGGTCTTATAAGACAAGAAGACCTCCTTGAGATAAGGAGGGCAGCTTCTTTGTATAATTCTTCTCTTGATATTCTTTCACTCATTTTCTCTTAGTTTAGTTTCTTTTTTAGTGAATGCATATACGTCATTTTCGAATAGGTGTAAATTGGCAATATGCATTGTAAGTTTACCAACTGATGTCCCAGTTTCATCTGCAACATGTTGTGCTAATCTCATAGCTAGGTATATGTCATTCCTAAAGTGTCTGAATATATCGCAGCTACGTATATAATAGGTAATATCTAGTACACCATCCCAGTTTTCAAAGAGATAACCAAGTGTACAAGGTACTCTCTCACCATGTACAGCCCCCGTATCTTCTGGAAAGAATATTGGTAAATATGCTTGGCGAGTTAGAGGGTTTTCTTTTAATTGTTTTATCACATCATCTAAATCCCCATAGTTATATCGTATACCAACTATGGGTGGTGCTAATGGTTTATTTTCTTCATTAGCCTCTTTTGGCCAGAATCTTTCCATGTATGTATGGCTGAATTTCTTTCCTTTAATAAATGGGTCATCACTATTCTTGAATGTATTATATGGCCACGTTTTATATGATTCTCCAGGGTTTAATGGTAAACCAGATATTCTTTCATTGAAATGTATTTCACTCCAAGGTTGATCTGCTTTTACCCATCCTTTAGTATAGGTTTTTGGCGGTATCTCCATTTGTAATACAACATCCCTAAGTACTCTCATATTCATATCCTGGAATAACTCAGTTGCTTGCCAGATACCAGCTTTTCTTATTCTGTATGATACGGGTTCTAACATTGAACCAATAACATCATTTATTTTGTGGTATACTCTCATTTGTTAAATCTTTTATCCATTTTCTTTTTAAATGCTCTTCGTTGTGATGTTGTAATACAATCTTCAGGATAGTCACAATCGACTGAATGAATTACACAGTCTTTAGCTAACATAGGTTTATCACCCGATAATGGTATTCCTTTTTTCCTTTGTAATTGATTTACAGACCTGCGGTGAACTTTATATGTGATAGTACTTGGTACACAGGTTTTAAATTTTTCTAATACCTCCATTGTCCTTTCTTGCCATACATTTAGTTTACCTTTCTTTCCAGGTACCAATAATGATTTGATTGACTTATGGGAGTCATACATGGTGAATGATTCGGTGTTCTGATACATATTGCCACAGAATAGTTGCATACTTATGTGTTCATCTACCCCGAAGATATATTCAGCTATTCGTTGTACTAATAGTAAGTCAAATAACAATCTCTTAGTTACTTCTGATGACCTTAGGTTAAATGTGATTAAAGGGTGACTAAGGTTAACTCTTTTTGAAACTGTTAGGCTTAACAAACAATTTTTACCCGAACCATGTGAATTATCAAATGGCATAGATAAATTATAGTTGGCTGTTTTGCTTTTTAACTTTACATGAACTTGGCTTCTTAGTATATCAAGGTAGTTCATATTAATATAGTTATTTATTAAGCCCGACCATTTTTGTTTACGATATCCAAATGTATTTCCAAAATCAAATTCTGGGTCTACCCAGGATTTTCTAATATATATGAATACATTATGTGATATTAATTGAGGCCCATATCTTGAACCACCTTTCTTGATTATATCATCATGTCCATTTAAGAAATATTCATTAATTCCTTCCCAGGCTTCCTGTGATGTTGCAAATTCAAATTGATTAACCATGTATCATTCGTGTTAAGGTTGTAGTGTCCATGTGCAATAGGTTAAATAATCCGAATAGTGTTATAAGGCTATTTAATATTAGTTCTGAATTTTGTTTTAAATTTAATACCCATAGAGTATATCCCATTTCTGTTATTATAATTTTAACTAAATCCATTGTCTCAATTGAGGTTGAATTACAGGCGGGATACTCTGGTACATCCATAAGCTTCCTTTCAACCTGCACAGTATAACCAGCGGGCTTTGCTATAAAGCTACTTAACCTAGAAAGTTTTTGGAATATATCACCTTCTGTGTAATAATCAGAATCTGATAACCCGAGCTTTTCTAGGTTTTCATCTATAATTGTATTGATTTTTTCGGGTGTTACCTCATAATAATTTAGTAACATAATGTACCCTTTTAAAATCTCAATTAATTTCCTATTGATCACCCATATCAAGGGTTGTAATTTTGATTTAGTGAGAATTACTTTACCATAATAATCCTGGTACATTTTATAATATGAGTGGTAAAAATCATACACATCATACTGTATGTTATCTATAATGTCTTGGTTATTCCCAATTTTACCGGCACTAACCCAGCCCTCTAATATATCGTTGTTCTTTTCAAAAATCTCATTTACCATTCTTAAGCCAATTAGTTAGTTCTATTTTATCCAGTTTATATTTTACCCGTACTAAACGGTTTATTCTTATATCCTTGTAGCCTTGTGCTCTAAGCTTATGAATCATATCAACGGCTTTCTGGGGTATCTTACTTAGTTCTATGTCTTTAAACCTTTTCCCACTTTCAATTATTTCTCTTTTGCCATTTAACCTTTGTGCAAAGACAGACCCACATATTTCTGAATCACCACATCTTTTACATTCAGATGAACTTAAACTGTATAACTTACCAAAGCAGGGGTCTGAGTCGGAGCCAAACTTTTCTATATCAAGGGGTTTTAGCATTTCCTCCTCTGATAGTTTAATCTTATCTCTAATTTGTCTTTTCGCCATTGTTGTTGTATTTATATATAATAGTATTCCTTTAGTATTTCAAAATTACTTTAAATCCCTCAGCCTTGTAATATCTTACTCTGTGTTTGGAGTGTCTTTTCAAGTAAGCACCTTCATCGAAGAAATCATCTAAGTAGTATTTAGTTTTGCTTTCATGTTTACGTTCCCCCCTACCCATAATCTGAGATATGGTTTCTTGTGAATCCGATGCTGCTGCATTCTGTATATATTTAATTAAAGGGTGGTTCTTTCCTCTTTTAATAATAAAAGAAGATATTAGTATGTCAATTTTGCCTATCCTGAAGTCTTCTAGTATATCTTTTCTTATTTTAGAATTAATTCCACCGTGTACATATTTTACTGTATACTTACTACCTAATGCTCGATTATATATATCATATAATAAATCTATGTGGTCGTGGTATCTGCAGATGACTAAAGCTGGTAGTCTACCCATCTTTGCATTAGTCCTTAACAGTTCCATACCTTTGATAGCCCTATTAACATTGTTGGTTATATTGGTATCATATTCCAATTGGAAATCCCCTTTGATTGGTTTGAAATCACTACCTTTGTGTATTTTTACAATTACTGGAGTGGAGTGACCTTTTGCTACCATTTCCAGTTTACTTATTTTGAATAATACTTCACCAAAGAAAGACCTGAGATTTTGATTCTTAGGTTTATCCTTTGCAAGTTTACTCATATAGATAGAACCAGATAACCCAACCCGTATTTTCGTATTATATAGGTGGGTTAATATAGATCTGTATGTTGCACTGTCCCCCTCATCCGCTTCATCCACTAGCACCATACCAAATTTGATTAACTCCTTCTGGTATTTCTTAATGTCTCTGGAAATAGTTTGAACCATAACTATTGTAAACTTATTCCATTTGGCTTCCTTACCCCTTACATAACCAAAATCTTCATGCCCAATCAATTCAGGTATCTCTTTCATAAACTGGTTAAATAAATCACCATCCTTTAGTAACACTATGGCTGGTACCTCTCTATTGTATGATAGAAAGATACCAGCCATGATTGCTGTCTTACCAGCATTGGTTGCAGCATCTATTACACCTATATTAAATGGTAATCCTTGAATGTTATTTTTTATGATAGCCCTGATAGCATCCCTTTGATATTTCCTATCATCTGTTAGGTTAAGTTCACCAACTTCCATTGGCGCTTTAGGTACTACATTAAATTCAAATCGTTGGTCATTGAATTTAAATTCTACCCCTTGTGATGTTAACCAGGCACATACTTGTTGGAGTAATCCCGTTTTGAAATAGAATGCATCTGATACATAGTTTATCATACCATCCCAGTTCTGTTGCACAAAACCCCGTTTCCTAATAAAGAAAGCATTTGGGTTTCTAATCTTAAAAGCCTTTTGGCATTTCATTAAGATTATCCTATCACCAACTAATTGGCATTTGTTGTTATTAACTATTATAGTTACCATCCTTTATCTTTTTTAACATGTCACTTAATCCTTTGCTTCCAGGTTCTTCTCTATCAACCTTGATTTTAATCTTATTCTTAAACATATATTTGTTAAGCCTATCAATAGCTTTCTCAGTTGTTAATTGGCTGGGTGTAGGGTATCCCTCGGTCCATTCTAGTCCATCAAATTGAGCTTCTAGATAAATATCTATAGGTACGTTATATTTGTCTGTTATTTCTCTTACCCTTATAAAGTGAACATAGTTTATTGGGTCATTGTCATAGGTTGATACTATCCCAGTTTTAACGGCAATAGTACTTACATACCTGTCATGTATATTGAGGGACTCAGTTTTATTGGTATCATCATTAACTACCATTTGTGCTTCATACATTAATGATATTATCTCATATATCTTAACCAGTTTATCCAGAAGATTACGGGGTGATGATATCCTTCTTAATCCCATTTTAACATAGGTTATAAAACCTTCTCGTTTACTTTCAATTTCAAAATCATTGCAGAATTCAATTGCTAATTCTGTTATCTCTTTCACCTTCTTCCAATCCTTTGTACCTTCTTTTATACGTTGGATACCTTTATGCTTCATTGACTTACGGACACTATATAAAACAGTACTCATCAAATTAGTATCCCCTTTATTAGCTACCAATATTTTCTTAATATCCCTTTGTACCTTCTCATTGCTAATTGATACCAACCTATTATCACAAGATTCTTTCCTGGCTCTTATTAAGATTTGCTTAGCCGCATCTGGTTTTACTTTTAAGAAATCTGGTAAGTCCTCAAACATATCTTCCATGATTTTTTGAAGTTTATCCTCTGTTATATGTATGCTGGGTTTTCTAGTGTGCATATTGATGTTTTAATTCCATTAATTTATTATGTGTTAGATACCTACTTCGGTATGCTATGTGTTGGCTTTTACTTCTGCCAAGGTCATTTACATCTTGTCCCTTTGGCATTATCATTATTTTTACCTTCTTGAAATCTATTAATTTGAAAGCTATTCTTATAGCATCTTCAATTGCATCATCATCCAATCCTATAATAACTTTCTCAACAGGTGATTTAAGTATAGTGTTTAATTGGTAATTGCTTATTTTCTTACCCCCTGTTGCTATACCATTCTCCCCTATTGTTTCGCTATTCATTACTGACTCCATTAAGTAAACAGTTCTGTACATATATAAAGCATCTACATTATATATAATCATTGACTTACCCAACCCGAAGTCATCAATATCGGGGTTGTTAAATTTAGGACCCCCACCCATAAATTTCCTGGCATTGAAATATATGAGTTTGTTGTTCAAATAAAATGGCATAATTAGATATCCCATATATTTACCTTTAGTACAATATCCCCAACCTGCTTTTGATAACCTGTCTATATCAAATCCCCGCCTTACTACTAAAGCCCTGGCTGACTTAGCAAAAATACTGTTCCCCCGTTTGATGTTGTTATAACCATCTGGGAGTACAGTATCTGTTTTTAAACTATATGGTTGTAGTATAGGTTCTGTGTATTCTATACCTGATATATCATTAAGTAAGGTATTCACCTGAGAAATCTGGTCAAAGGATTCTAGTTCCATTACCAAGTCCAGAGGTTTAGTGTTAAGCTCGCATGAAAAACAATTTGTTCTGTTTAAGCCCAGATGAATACCAAATTTATGTTTACCACAACTAGGGCAGTCACCTTTTAGCCAACCCCGCCTGTAGTTATATACCCCTAACTTTTTCATAAAGTAGTGGTAAAGTTTATTCTTTATTTCCTTAGTTAAAATCACCCGCCGGTTTTTTACTTAGTTCTGTTATTTTATTATTGTTGTAAGCCCCTTTCTCTTCCTGTTTATTTAATCGGGGTGCTATCTCTGTATCATAATCCCGTCTGGCTTGAACCCCGATTTCCTTGAATTGTTGTGTTTCCATATTGGCACTAAATACTGCCCGTCCATTTGGTACTCCATCCCTTTGTTCTACCAGCTCCATCCTTAAGAATCCTTCTTCCTCTTCCTCTGGTGTACGGTTAAGCCCAAATATTGCATGTACATGTCGTACTATATCAATACACTTAGCTATATCGGTGGCTTCATATTTACTTGTCATTCTAGCTTTAGCACCTTCTCTAGTAACGTGGTTAGCTGTCCAACAATGTTCTATTTTATTTTTATCACAAAGGTTGGCTACGTCCATATAGGCATCTGATATTCTCCCGAAGTCATCGGTCTTTTTAGATAATGAACCCATTTTACCTAAGTAGTCAATTATTAATATATCGAACCTTATTCCATACATCCTATAGTACCTGTCCATTAAAGCCTGGATACTATCAGCATCTGTTGTTAAAGCTGGTAACCTTTCAACTATTATCTCAGCTCCCACTCTCATATACTTCCTGACCTTTCGTTGTATCTTTTTATCGAATTGCCCATTGAGTACATCGAGTTTATTTAAGCCTGTGAAGGATTGTTCTAAACGTGTTAAGATAGAATCCTTACCATTCTCTAAATCGACATAGAGTATATTCTTTTTCATTCTGGCATAACCCCTTGCTATGTTAATAAGCATACCAGTTTTACCTTTCTTCTCTTTATCTAATAATACGATGATAGAACCTGTCTCATATCCCCCGGCATTGGTAAGTTTATTAAGTTGCCTAAATGGTGTGGGGTGTACCGTTTTATTTTCCTGCCTTCTGAATTGTCGTGACTTAATATCATTGAATAGGAATGATGTCTTACTGTCGTCCACTTCATCTTGGTCCTCAATGGCTGTGGATATTTGTTTAGAAAATGATTGGTAAGAGTTGAAGTCCTCTATATCCATGTTTTCTAATAAGTCCTTTAATTTAGTGTAACTACTAAATTCTTTACACAACCTATATATCTCGTCACCATCTCTTAATATTCCCCCATATAAAGGAGTCATTAATTTGATTATCTCAGATTGTTCATCTTTGGTTACTAGATCTATGAACTGCTTTGTGTTTAGTGTATTACTTATTAGTTCTCGTAATATTGTTTCACCAGGTATTCTCTGGTTCTTCTTATAATATAATTTAATGGCGTGAGCTATAACAGCATGTTCAGTAAGAGTAAAGAATGTATCTTCTATCTTATTTAATGCCGCCACACCATTTTTATCAAGTACTATATACCTTAACAGGTCGAACTGGTATTCTATTGTAAACTTAAATTTGTTTTTCATGCTATTAGAACAACTTCTAGTGTATTATTAATCATAGTTTAATAGTATACAATAGTACAAGGTAAACATTTTTTACTACTAGGGTATATTATTAAAAAAATTCTATTATATTTGTCATATCTAATAAATAAAATTTCACTCCAAATGGAAATCCACAGACTAAAAACCATGAAAGATGGTTACCCAGTTGAATTGTTTAATTCTATCTATTCTCAAACTTCACAACTACGAAAGAAACTAGCCAACCAAATTGATTCACGGAGATATGGTGTTTCACCTGACATCGTTGAATCTTGGTTCGATGATAAGTTTATATTCGTATTTAATAAACACTTCGATAATAAAAGCCCAGATGTATTAAAGGGATTTATTATTAATGCTTTACAAACTTTTAAATACCGGGTTCTTAGGAATGCTTATTCTAAGGAAGCTGATTATTATTCAAGCTTAGTAGAACTTGAAGGAGAGAGTAATCTTATTAACATTATCCCAGATGTTGCTACCAATACAGAAAGTATATTCCTGGATTTAGCAACAGCCTTTATGAAAGATAAACTTTCTGATGATGCTTACTTGGTATTTCAGATAGAATTAAATCCACCCCCATTTATTCTTAATTCTTTGGCTAAGTCAAACTCACATATCCCCAATGATTTATTGGCTGAGTTTCTTAACCTAGAACCTTGTAACAAAACAAAGAAGTATATCAGTTCACTTCGTAAGGAGATTAAATTACAAACAGAAATAGCTAAAGAGTACTTTAAAAATACTACTTTAGCTATTTCCTAATATAGAGCCTCCTTTCTCTAAGTTAACTTACCAGCGGCTTTTAATCTTTTATAGATTTTTAAAAAGTCGCTGTCTTCTTTGCTTTCCCTTTGGTTAATTCTTTCCTTAACTAATTCGTGGTTGGCTTTTTGCCTTTTTTCTTTTTCAGCTTTTGTTTCACCAACCCATTTACCATCTTTGTATTTACCGAAGGGCTCTTTAGTTGAATCTACAATTATTTCATTGTAATGTTCTTTAGTTATTTCACTAGAACCTTTTGGGATATCCTCTTGACTTCTATATTGGTTAAGTGATATAGACCCGTCTTTGTTTATCTTTATAGTGTGTATCATCTTACATGTGTTTAATTAAAGTTATTAATAATAATACCGATTGTACCTCGCTATCTGTTTCTCTTATAACCAATTCAAAACCTGTACTGCTTTTAGCCCTAACTGCCATACCTTGCCACTCATTAATACTATCCACTGACCCTGTGGTATATACCTCGGCTAGTACTTGATAGCTATCTGTTCCTACGTTAGGGAATGTAAATGCTATCGTGTCTGTTGAATCACCCCCATTAGTTCTGTATACTGATGTAAAACCTTGGTTAGATAGTGGCCCACTTGCGCCCCCATTTATATCAAAGGCCTGTATAGTTTTCCCCTGTAGTAATACCTTAACTATATTTGGTTTATTAAGTATCAATGAATCACCACTGGTTGAATCCCAATCTGAATTTACATTTACTTCTGCTCCTGCTTGTATACCATTAAGTTTATTTAAAAGAGCTGTAGTGAAGTCATTTGCTGTGTGTACATAATTAGCATCTAATACTACGTCAGAGTTCTGTAGGACATACCATAATGTTGCTGGTGTGATAACTGTTTGGGTACTGGCTCCAGCCAATGCTTCTGCTCCTGTTGCTAGTGCACTAATACCAGCAGTAGTAGTTGTAGCACCAGCTAAATCAGTTGTGATTAGGGATTTAATAAAATCATAGGCCTGTTGTGGAGTTGTTGCTCCTAATGGCGGAGGTGCTACAACTTCATAGGTTAGGCTAGCAAATGTAGTTCCCCCTGGTGCTATCACTACTTTACCCAATATACATTGTATACTGTCATCAGTTAATACTGGTTCACTTCCATCATTAGGCCCTTGTAGGATAGAATATGTTGCAACTGTACCACCTTGTATTAGGTTGTATATATGTTCTGCTATAATGAAGTCGGTTCTCTTGTTAGTGTTACCAACATTACTTGATATGGTTAGGTCTATGCTAGCATCCTCATGTATTATAGTACCTGTTGGAGTTACGAAACTACCGAACCCTTTTAGCTGTATACCAGTAGCTAATGTCTTTTTGCTTAGTTGTGAATGCCCAATCCTAATGATTAAGTTGTTCACTTGTGTCATAGTATCAAAGCCAGTATATCTACCAGTCCCAAAGATACCCATATTCCTTTCTATAAGTGGGAATGATAATAATTCATCCTTATAGTTTATAAATGCTTTCTGGCTCATCTTATGTTATTTTATATTGTGTTACCCAAGCTTGGTTAAATACTTCTCTACTCCCACTTCTGGTTTTAGCATAATCCCCATGTATGAATGTAGGGTATACTGCCAACCTTGTGTATTCTGTGTTATCAATTAATGCCTGTAATAATTTATCTTTGTTAGTTGGGAAATCCTTACATGTCCAATCACAAGCTCCTTTACTTTCTTCATTAAAAGTCCCATCCTTTTTTTGCCCAAAACAATGTTGTGAATCCCCAGATCTTTTTTGTTTAATCTCCCACTGGTAAGGTCTGAAACATGACTTCAAGGATGGCCATATGGGCAACCCTAGTGCTTCTCTAACAGCTACAGCTGGAATTATATGATGTATCATTATCTTTGTTGCTACATTCACTGGTATAGGTTCTCCTGTGATAATGAACTCTTCGAACTTAAATGGGAATATTTCTGCCATGATTTATTTTTTATTTTGTCGTTTAGCTTCATTGATATCAACCTTCTTGTCTATCTCATTTAGTTTGTTCATAATGGTTTGATATTCTAATCTTCTTAGGACTTCAGTTCCTTTTAGGTTTTCAATTTCATTATTAACATTTTTAAGTTCTGTAGTATTATTCCTAGCATCACTTTTTATAGTTGTCACATAAATCATCATACTTGAAAATGCTATTACTAGAGTAATCAAGAATCCCACTACCTCGCCAGGTTTGAATGGTGGTTTTAGTTTTTCCAAAATCTCATTCAGTTTTTGATTGGTATTTTTTTTATAGTTCTCGGTGTCAAGTTTATACTGCTCAAAGGTTGTTCGTATATGATTCAACTGTTCATCATGTAACTCACATTTTTTATCATTCATTTCTATGGGGATCTTAATAGTTAGTATTAATCGTTAATTATTAGGTTCCTTAATTTAGCATTAATAGGCTCATTAAAAGATATAGTCTGGTTTATCCTTTTCTTTAGTGAATCATTTATAATTAGGAATGTGCCAGGTTTTGGTGTTAGTTCTAAATCATATTGTGAACAAGGTTGACATATACCCATATCATAAGTAAAGTTTGGATTATCACCATCATAAGTTGGGTGATTGTCTGAGTCGTACCTAGTTCCTAGTTCTTCTATCGTACTAACTGATACTGGCATGATCTCATTTATATCTACATTAAACCCGAGTATGCTAAAGAATAATTCATAAGATTCTTTAGTGCCTTTGATTTTGTATACGCTAACTATGTATGTTAATAAGTTTCTGTACTCCGCTTCACTTTGAAATATGTCTGGTGGACTTCCAAGTGATTTACTTAATGGTATTAAGAATCTGCTATCACATATAGATGAATCCAATATATCAAGGTAGCATTTTATCTCAGGTATTATTTCCTCAGCTATGTGTGCTCCAAATATACTTAGATACCTTTCAAGTAAACCCTTACCATTTGAATCCTTGTATGAATCCTGACTTTTAAAATAGAAAGGTAACAAGTCAAACAGGTAGGGTACAAAATCTATTACAAATGGTTCTACTGTATAGATAGCATTAAAATCTGCAGGTAGAAAATCAGCTGCTAAGAAATCCGGTCTTTTATTCTTACGGCACCCCATTATATTGTAAGTGTTTCTGTTATATTAAGTAATATATTTTCTGCCCTGATAATTGGTATACTAAAGTTATCCAATTCTATATTGTCATTGTATGGGTATGTAGTAAAGTTCCATACCATACCAGCAGTGTATCCATTGGTTAATACCTTTATAGTTATGATGTTTAAAGGGTCTGTGTATTCTGTGTTTAAAGGTATGGTTGCAATCTGTTGTCCAGATTTAAACAGTACCATATTAGTACCATCAGATTTAATCTCCCATTCCATTTTTTCTACAGAACCTTTATTTATGCTTAATACCTTTAATAATTCTGGTGTACTACTTTCTGTTGGCCTGAAGTAAGGTATTATATATATCCTATTGATAGTTAGGAAATCTACCTTTTCTAAGTTATCCACAAGTGAAATGATGTCTGATGTTCTTATAGGTTTATTTACATCTGAATTAGCATAGGAATATTCATTTGTTAAAGCCTCAACTATATCTACCTCTGTTTGTAGTAGTGATGCTCTGAACCTAGCTTTGATATTCATATCTACAACAATATCCGATTGACCTGTTGGTAATACATTTACAAATGTTGTAAGCATCTTACGAAGGTCTATGAAATCCTTAGTTGTGTTTAATAAACTCTGTGGAGCTATCCCACCCCCATTTGGTACTATATATATATCTATAACTTTACCGCAAGCGAATTTGATATTAGCCTTATCAACACCGGGTGCTAGTTTTGCTATATCAATATAGTCCTGCCTGGTTACAGCTCTATCTAAAGTCCTTAAAGATAGTGGAGCTGATCTACGTATCTTTTCTATGTCTTCGTAGCCCGAACCAGCTACCGCTGGTAGATTATTAGTTATTACAGTATTAGTTATACCAAAAGTAGTAAAATCTGTACTAGACGCCGTTACAGTACCTTGTCCAATATTACCTTCTATGCCTTTAGTTATATGGTAGTTACCTCTTATCTCTTGTCCCGGTGGTGGTACCATACCATTGATGCCATCCCCAAATTTAATATAAGCTACCTTCTCAATAGATATATCTATGATATAATGTTTATCATCCCGAGTTGACCTACCTAAAGTGTCTTTTAATATCCATACTGTACCACCAACTTGTATGTCTATAGAATTATGTGAGTAATCTAATCCTAGTGTATAAGTTTGATTTAAATCAGATGTAGTTACACCTAGTAATTGATTTACCATTGGGGTTACTTGTGTGCAAGGTACTACCATAGAATCTGCACCAACCGGTACAGTTACTGGAGCAATAGACCTGAACTCTATACCATTACCTGTTGTGAATAAAGTCGATTGAGGTAATATGAAAGAAGTTACCAAAGGTTCTGGATTATCATCTGCATCTATAAAGCTTACGGATATATCTAGGTTAGCAGCTATCCCAGCTTTAATCCTATAGTCTATTAACCTTGTGTGTTTCACCATTGAAGAATACTTCCTAGCAGTAGAAATAAAAGCTTCTCTAGCCATATTATCAATATAATAATTTAACATCTCTGCTATACCACTAAACATGTCCAGGATGATAACCATTATATTAGACGGTGAGTGGTCTGTTATTTCGGGTACAGCTATACCTAATCTGGTTAGTAACTCAGATTTTATTTGTTTATAACTCCTAGTTATATAACCTACCCAAGGATTGTTTAGTGCCATTTGTTTAGTATATTATTTCTTTATAAAAAGGGAATACCATAGTTTCTTCAGTACGAGTACTCCTAATCTCATAGGTTATTTCAATATTGATAACTTGGTGATCTGAATTTAATATCTTGGTATCTTTAACCAATATTCTTTTCTCCCATCGATTAAGTGCTTCAAATATAAAGGTCCTTACTAGGGCCTTACCTATATTATCATTGGGTTCTTCAAGAACATCAAATATTCTTGAGCCGAACTGTTCATTAAAGAATCTTTGTGAAGTTGGCCAGTATAGTATGTTTTTGATTGAAGATTGTAGTAAAACATTATTACCCCTAACATCAACACTCCCTTTAGAGTTTACCTCTATCGGGAATGTTATACCACCACCTATAAATTGATTGTCCATTGTAAGTATATGTAGTAATCTTGTTATATTTTATACTGGTAATCTAACTCAGTAACTTATATACAACGCGGTAAGCATACTTACTCTTCATATCTTTGAAGTCTACTAGGTTTAATTCTGAATTTAATACCTCAGTCTTATTGGCTAAGTTATTTAATTCCTCAATAGCTTTAGCATAATGCTCTGAACCCTCTAATGTGAATACATCATCTTGTCCTTCTACTTTAGAACCATACTTCTTTATGATATCATATTTAGAAGTATTAAACCTTTTAGTGATGGCTTCTGTTTTTTCAATGATCTTAGTGATATCATATTTAATACCGAAAGATATTGAGTCTTCTGTTAGCAGGTGGTGAAGCTCTTGTTCTAAAGTAACTATTTCTGCTATTGTTAACTTAAATTTTTTTAACATAATCTTATAGTTTATAATTTATTACTAATAGTATACTTATGTAAAATCCCTTGTCTCTACGGGCCCAAAAGTTATTATGCAATATCTCCTGTTTCATAAATAATAGTACTACTCCAAGCTCCATAATTTCCTGCTCCCGCATACGCTCTCACCCTAATATAGTATAATGTATTTGTATTTGTAAAAATCCAACCATCTGCAGCAACAAAGTTAGAAGATGACCAAGTTGAATTATTTAATGACCAACTTAACTCGTATCCTGTAACTCCCTCACTACCTTGATTTGGATTCCATACTAAACCAATTTCTGCTCCGTAATCATAAGTAACCATAACTCCTGTAACCTGAGATGGAACTGCAGGAACCAAAGTGACATTAACAGTGGTTGATATTGTTGACCAATTTCCTGCGGCATCTCTAGCTGAAACAGTAACTGAATACTGTACCCCTGTTGTCATCCCAGTTACATCATAAAGTAAACTGGTAGTGTCATATTGTAGTGCTGTTGGAGGATTTGAGCCATAGGTAATATAAACTCGGTAACCAGTAACACCAACATTATCTGTCGAGGCATTCCAGGAAACTCTAAATGAATTCTTTGTTTCCTGTGAAATAGCAACCCCGGTAACTTGTGTTGGTGCTTGGGTATCACTAGCTAAGGTAGCTACCAATACTTGCCCAGAAGCATTTAAAGGTTGAACTCGATACTCAGTAGTACCTTGTGTAGTTGGATATATTAAAGTGTCAGACTGTAAATTCTGTATAAGGATAACGTATGTAGAACCTTCATAAGACCCTGTAATTGTACAAGGTGAAAAATCTATTGTAGTAGACCCCACTTTAACAAGGCAAGCAGTACCTAAAGTACCAACAACACCCCCAAGTATTTCATACCCCGAATTAGGAATCCAATGACATGCTAAGGCATCAGGGTCAGAGGCATTAAATGATTTCCAGATATGGTAAATAACACCCGGGCCCCCGCCTAAAAGAACGCCAGCTCCATTATAGTCATAAATATAAGTAGTCATATTATCATACTGACTTCCTACATTACCTACTGCAATATCTGTATTAAAACCATAATTCCTAAAATTAGATAAGCTATTCTTTGACCCCACATAAAGATCATCCCACCAATAGGAAGGTCTCCCATTGGCAGTAGTAAAACAAGCTATTAAATCTGTTGTTGCAGGTAATGCTAACTCAGTGGCTACATCTTGTAAACTAAATGTATTTGTATTAGGAACTGCCATTTATTTTATATTAATATTTTCTAATTGCTCTATTTTTTTCTTGAGTGCAAAAACTTCTCTTACTAGTAAATCAATATAAGAAACTGATTTCATATCATCATCCCCTGTAATAACTAATTCAGGGTATTTATCCTCTATATCTTGGGCTATTACCCCATACCTTATTGTTTTTAAATCATTTAAAAAGGCATACTTAACATAAGATATATCTAATATATCCGAATCATCAATAGGTACAATATCTGTTTTTAAACGCCTATCTGAACTCAATGCCCAGTTAACTGCTGTTTTTATACCCCCAAAAGTTTGATTACCTGTTGTAACTATCCCTGAGGCTGAAGCACTTGCAGAAGGAATAGCTGCATAAGAAACTGCAGTCATCCCTACCCCGGTTAAAGAGCCAGTAGGTCCTGAGGTGGTTCCTGCTGTCCAGGTAAATGTTGTAGGATAATAATTTGTATCAGTACCACCGCCTGTCATTGCTACCCAACTCCTAGCTCCCGCTGTAGTAGAAGAAAGTACATAACCTGATACTCCTGGATTTCCTAAAGCTGGTTCCCCCCCTAACCCCGCTAATGTATAGGTTGGTAATGTTTGCCAAGATTTATCTCCTCTCCAATACTGATCTGTGGTTCCTGCCGTTATGGTTCCTTCTTTTGTCGTATCTTTAGGATGAACATGATCTTGTCTAGCGGCTAAGGTTGATACTCCGACGACAGCTGTATCGTCCATAATTGGAGCAACAGATGCCAAGCCCGTTATGCTATTAAAAGACGTACCTGTGGCTACTCCTATATTTGGAGTGGTTAATGTTAATCCCGCTAAAGTTAATGCGGCTGAAGCTCTGTTAATAGCTACAGCAGTAGTTCCTATATACATCGTCTGAGCGACTGGAGCGTAAACTCCTGTGTGAACGTGTGCTCCATCCGCTACAGTACCAGATGTGGTTCCAAATAATTTTACAGAACCATCAGCTATTAAAAATTGAGCAGAAGTTCCTCCGGTTATAGCAAAAGCTGTACCCATATAATAACTATTTGAACTTGTTGGGCCTAATATAATTGGTTCGTGTAAATCCATAAATTTAAGGTATTAAAACTGTTACTATCTTTCCATCATTTCCTATCTTGATAGCATATTCTTTTGTTCCGTCTGGAGTCGTAGCATAAGCAAATACACCTGTTAAGCTATTCTTAAAGTCTTCTTTAACTATTGCTAATAATTCAGCATCTTCTTCTGCTTTGGTTTTAGTAATTATATACCTTAGAATTTCTGTAGCAGTTTCGTACCAAGCACCAAAATACTCATTAGTTAATAAAGTTTGTACAGGCACATCTTTAAATCCTAATTCAATAAGTATAGTATCATCAGCATACTTGAAACCATCAATTTGTTTTCCAAATAGTTCTACAGTTTGCTCATCTTTTATATCCTGGTGATAAAGTGGTTTCCCTTTTATTAATATTGCTTTCATAATTATGTATTAAGTGTATAAACTGGACTGGTAGCGTGGTCCCCTACTAAATTTCCAAAGGTACCTTTTAATGTCCAAGTTGTTCCATCATTACTACCTTCTAACCTAATCCCATCTGAGGAATACTTTGGGCTAAATGCTATCTTTATACTATTAGCTGTCATTGCTGATGGGAATTGTCCTTTAAGCCAGTTATTAGCAGCTGAAGTAACACCTAAGCTCCACCATTTATCACTACCAGTAGTCCATCCCATCCAAGCTAAATAGGCACCACTACTATATTCGTGTCCTGCAGACCAAGTATACCCAGTTGGTGTAGTATAACTTGTAGGATTACTTGGTGGATAAGCAGTTCCCCCACCATTAGTACTGGAGTAACAGGCAAAATGAACAACATAAAAATATGCTGTAGTATCCATTTTTAATCTGTAATAACTGTATGAAGCAGGGGCACTTGACCTTGTAAAGGTTGGACCACTCCAACTTGTATATGAAGCATGTACAGCACTCCATGCACTATAATTTCCAGCATTATCATAAGCTCTTACTTCATAATCATGGTCAGTATTTTCACCAAGAGTAGTATCAGTATATGTGGTTGAGGTATTATCATATACTGTTGTAACTCCATCTCTTCTTAATTGATATTTTACTGGTGTAGATGGGTCTGTAACTGCACCCCAAGATAATGTTATAGTAGTAGTTGTTCTACTAGTAGTTGTTAAACCAGTTGGTACATTTGGTGCTGTAGTATCTCCTACTGCTGTTGCAGCAGCTACAAAAAATAATCTTCTTCTATCCATTATACTGCGGGTATTATTGAATATTTAACATCCTCACTTGCTGAAGTTCCATTTAAACAGTCTATTACATACATATTAATTTTAGCACCATCATAAGCTCCTGTTCCATGTTTCTTCCAATAAGCAGGGGGTGTTATTGCGAAAGCTCCTGTTACATATATTACTATACAATCTGTATCTGTTCCTGTTGGTAAATTTGTTTCTGTAATAGTCCAGGCAGCTGTTAATGTTTTTGTAAATTCTTTTCCTAAACTCCAATCTATATTTGCTGTTGATAAAACTATTCTCGATTTTTGCTCAACTGCTAATTTTTCTCTACTTATAACTCCACTTGCTATAGTTAAAGCACCTGAGCCTGTGACTTCTCCTGTATGTGGTGGGTGTACATAATTATTAGCATCTGTTGCTCCAGTATATCCCAAATTGGCTAATGTCAAAGTTCTTGTGGTTATTCCTGTTACACTACCTATTGCATCAGTTGTTAAAGTAGCTAAAACTAAAGCTCCTGATAAAGTTGGATTTAAAGCAGTATATGCTGGGTGAGTATAACTTGGTCCAGCTGGTCCTTCTATTCCCTGTATTCCTTGAATCCCTTGTATCCCTTGGTCTCCTCTTGGAATTGTAAAGTTAAAGGTTCTTGCCAGAGCAGTTCCACCAGCTGTAATTATTACACTTGTTCCTGCATTTCCCGTTGTTACAGTTCCTACTCCTAATGTTGGAGTATCTCCTTGTATTCCTTGTATTCCCTGAATACCTTGTGTTCCAGCCCCACCTACTACTGCTACTGCTGT